TTTAAATGAATTAAAATTAAAAATATGATAAAACTAGTGTAGGTAGAAGATCTAGTATTGACTCATTAAAGGTTCTTGATTCGTTTCGAATAAGTCAGCAAATTGTATTTTATTACTATTTTTGATAAATGAAAAGAGCGAATAAATAGCATCAACATTTAATTGTGGATAAAAATAGGTTAAAGCGAAAGAACCAGCTATGGCTTGTTGTTGATTCTTAACAGATGATAAACGGGTCCAAAGACTAGTCTTATATTCTTCAAAATGTTTTACGTCTCGATAACGATTACCTAAAAATTTACTAGCATACCTTACAACATCAGGAAAGATGCCTTTATCAGTTAGAACCCATCCAGCAAACTCACCAACAGGCCAAGTATGTAATTTCATAATATGACCAGTTAGTTGTAAAATCTGCATACCACGAGGAGAAACACTAGCACCACCACAATAAATTGCAGAGTCATCACCTTTAAACAGAGCCATTTGTTCATCTTTAATATCTAACAATGCGTTAGTTAAGGCCATATTACAAATAGTGTTTTCACATATAGTGAAAGGATTTCCCGAAAATTGTTTCTCATTACCATACAATTTGGTCTTTTCTCCGTTTTTATTGAATCTCATAACCCATTTAATTCTCAAGCCAACAAATATGTCAACTATCATTTTAGGACAACCACAAGCTAAGATTAAATCAGACATCATATTAACAAAAGGTGAACGGAAAGTAGAATCCCACTCAGAAAAATCATTACATACCCATTGCTTATCATCGGCGCACACGCTACGTAATTTCATATATTCATCGGATATTATAGATTCATCATCGTGTGTGGCTAAAATAAGTTTAGCACCATTCTCTTTTGCAATTTCACGAATCTCAGTTAATATATATCGCGCATAACACGAAAAAATAACATTCATCTTCTTTTCCATAGCAGCAACCCCCTGACCGACCTTATCACTCATATCGTAACCATCTTCTGGAACCCATTTAGTTTGTCTCTTATTAAAAAAAGACAAAGCAGATCTAAAAGGATCAAATTCATCATTTATATCATCGATGATGGAAGGATTGTTACCTATTTTCTTTTGAAGGCCGATCAAATAGTCAGCTGTATGGTCATTCAATTTATATGAATTTTGTTTCAATCGATTTAATAGACTCGTGAACCCACTGCTTTTAATTGATTTTAATAATCCATTAACAAGATCAGTCTTCATTATCCTAGCTTGTTGATTGTTGATAATTTTATTTTTCTTACCATACCTTTTAACCATTGTTTGAATTGTTTGTAAAGTTGATGAACTCAATTGTTGTTTTACAAAATTATTGTGCTCAGATATCATATAAACCTTAGTTGGCTTGGGACCTTCCATTATGGCGTCTATTGTAGTAGAAAATCCTCCACTTTCTAAAGTAGGTACATCAGTCTTTTGTATATTTAAAAAACCACCTGGATTGTTGACCGGTTTTACGACATCATCTATAAATGTTGAAGCAACATCAGATGAAACATTTGTAGTAACAATGTCACTAGAAGGGATAATACCAGCAACAACACTAGAAACATCAGATATCTCAGATAATTGCTGAACTTCGCCTTTCCTATCACTTAACAATAAAGCACCATTAATCTCTTGTAGTGCAGTGATTCCAGTACCTATGATATGATAATATTGCTTAATAATTTGGGAGTCTTCTCCATATAAAACCAATTGATGTGTTGCACGTGTCATAGCTGTGTATATATAAGCAGGTTTATTTAATAGTTGCGACGAAACAGCGGCTCCATCAACAACAAAAAAGACAGTATGATCACGACTACCAGTATATGTTGTTATAGTCGAAGCATTTAATTTCTTGGCACGCAAATTTAGACATGTTGAGTTGTTAAAACAGATAAATTTTTGTTTTGGATTGTTCTTATAAATATCATCTAAAGGTGTTCTACAAAACTTTAATCCTTGTTCTACATCAGAATGCGAACGCATATAGAATTTATGTTTGTTATTTAACAATTTAGTTATATCCTGAGGTATTTTATAGACATCCCAAAGATTATTAATAACACCCAATTCCTTAAATGTGGTACAACCCTCAACCATCATAGATGGAGTTTGTTCAACATCACCTATAGCATAAATTGAAGATGATGGGAATCTTAATTGAATTAAGGCTACATATTCTACACAAAATTGAGACAATTCATCTATTATAATAAAATGTGGATTTTTATTAATGCTAAAAATATTATGCATGGTATATGATTGTATGCCAAGCCTAGTATGGTGATTTGCTAACTCTTTAGTAGGTGAAACAAAAACGAAATTGATTCCACTATTCAATTCTAACTCTTTAAATTTGTTGACAGTTTTCGTGGTTTTACTAGCAGATGCAAAGCCAGTTATACATGTAAATGAGTTTTTAATATTAGATGCTAATTTTTTGTATCCAGGATAAACACTTTCAAAGTTCTTAAAGAAAGCATTAGCAAACTTGGATAGACGTTTCTCATCAAATTTATATTTATGAATAGTCTCTTCTTGTTTATATCGATCATATAAATCATAAATATCGTGTTGTTTTGTTGATGAATATTTAGACAATAGATAGTAAATCTCTGTTGATGATTGTTGTGTAAATCTATCTATTTTCTCAAAATTTACAGCGAATTCCCATAATCTAACCGGGTTACCAAAAGTCTTGCATAAGAAAATCGGTGAAAAAGTACTAGAATATAATTTAGCAACATTGTCGACCATTTCATCAACGATCAA